AAATTCTCGTAAAGAGTTTAAATCACTAAAACCTGAAGAGATTGCATTCCCTCGCAGTGTTTCTGAGATCAATAAGTGGGTCTCTAAAAATACAATGTATAATAAAGGAGTTCCTTTTCATGTTAGAGGTGCAATCCTGTATAATCACTATACGAAGAAAGCGGGACTAGATAAAAAATATCCAGCGATTCAGAGTGGAGAAAAGATTAAATTTTTCTACCTTAAAGTACCCAATCCCATTCAAGAGAATGTAATGGCGTTTATTCAAGATTTTCCTAAAGAACTTGGATTGGAAAAGTATATTGATTATGACACTCAGTTTAACAAGTCTTTTGTAGAACCAATGAAGATTATTCTTGATTCTATCGGATGGTCTGTGGAAAAATCAATCAGTTTAGATAGTTTCTTTTCATGAGTAAATATGTAGTTACTTGGGCTCAACCAGGTGAATTATCTCCTAAAAGAAATAAAAAATTTTTTGAGTCTCCTTCTACAGCTTATTGGTTTGCAAATGAACTCAAAAAGAGGTATAATTGGGTGATATGCACAGAGTCTAAAAATTTGGAGGAATGAATGGATCTGCCTATTAATGATGAAGAACTAAAAAAAATTATTAGTGCTCTTGGATTTGGTGGAGACGCTGCTCTATATCATAAACTTAAACTAGTTAAGGAACTTCGTGAACAAGGACTTCCTTACAAAAAAATTCTTCGTGAACAATACGGGATGGTAGCTTAATGGATTTTTTAAAAGATATTGTAAAAGAAATTGGTGGCGAGTATACACAACTTGCTTCTGATATTGATGAGACTGAGACTTATGTTGACACGGGTTCGTACATCTTTAATGCACTGGTTTCAGGTAGCATATTTGGTGGTGTATCTGGGAATAAGATTACTGCTATTGCTGGAGAGTCTAGTACTGGAAAGACTTTCTTCTCTCTCGCTGTGGTTAAGAATTTTCTTGATACTCACCCCGATGGTTATTGTCTCTACTTTGATACTGAAGCCGCTATCACCAAATCTCTCGTAGAATCTCGTGGAATTGATACTTCTCGTCTTGTTGTTGTTAATGTTGTTACAGTGGAGGAGTTTCGCGGTAAAGCGCTCAAAGCGGTAGATCTATACTTAAAAAAACCTGAAGGAGAACGCAAACCCTGCATGTTTGTGTTAGACTCTCTCGGAATGCTTTCCACAGAGAAGGAGATTACTGATGCACTCAACGACAAACAAGTTCGTGATATGACCAAATCCCAATTGGTCAAAGGTGCATTTAGAATGATTACTCTAAAACTTGGACAAGCTAAAATTCCAATGTTGGTTACTAATCATACCTATGATGTCATCGGTGCTTATGTTCCTACTAAGGAGATGGGAGGTGGTAGTGGTCTTAAGTACGCCGCTTCTACTATCATATATCTCTCAAAGAAAAAAGAAAAAGACGGAACAGAAGTCGTTGGAAACATTATCAAGGCTAAGACTGCTAAGTCTCGTTTGAGTAAGGAGAATAAGGATGTTGAGGTACGCCTTTATTATGATGAGCGTGGTCTTGATCGTTACTATGGTCTTCTTGAACTCGGTGAGATTGGCGGACTTTGGAAGAATGTCGCAGGTAGATATGAAATTGATGGAAAGAAGATCTACGCAAAACAAATCCTCGCAAATCCAGAGGAATATTTTACTCCAGAAGTAATGCAGGCTTTAGATGAAATTGCACAGAAAGAGTTTTGTTATGGATGATTTCATCAAGGTCTATAATAATGTCCTTGATACAAAAACATGCGAAACATTAATTCACTTATTTGATGTAAGTGGGTACAAAGAAATTATCAATAATAAAGGCACACCGAACTTTACTCAACTGAATATTAATCAAAAACATCCAGAGAACATTCAAGTACTTTCTATTATTACTAAGAATGTTCTTGACCTTTACAAAAAAGAGTTTTCAGATTACACTAGATGGTATCCGCAGAGACTCTTTTTGGAAGAGTTTCGCATTAAAAAATATCATTCTCGTAGTCACGATAGATTTGATATTCATGTGGATGTTGAAGATCATGCATCTGCAAGAAGGTATCTAGCTTTCTTATATTATTTGAATGATGATTTCACTGGTGGTGAAACTGAGTTTCCTCATCACAATAAAAAGATTGTTCCTAAAAAAGGATCGGTCATGGTGTTTCCTCCAACTTGGCAGTATCCTCATGCGGGATTGCGAGTCAACAAAGGAATCAAGTATATTATGTCCACTTATTGTCACTATTACTAATGGAACGAGTTGAAACTACAATTCTCAGGAGTCTCGCTTTTAATGAAGAATATTCCCGCAAAGTTCTACCTTTCATCAGAACTGAATATTTTACCGACTACACTGAGAAAGTAGTTTTTGAAGAAATTTGTCAGTTTATTTTTAAGTATAATAAACTTCCAACTACTGAAATTCTTGGAGTTGAGATTGAGAATCGTTCTGATCTAAATGAAAATACTTATAAAGAAGTAACTGAATATGTAAGTAATCTAGATACATCAAATCTTGATGTAAAATGGTTGTGTGATACTACTGAGAAGTGGTGTCGTGATAAGGCCATTTACCTTGCATTGATGGAATCCATTTCTATTGTGGATGGTAAAGATTCTAAAAAGACTAAGGATGCAATTCCTTCCATCCTTTCTGATGCTCTTGCCGTCAGTTTTGATACTAATGTAGGTCACGATTATCTTCACGATTATGAGGAACGATACGACTTCTACCATCAAACTGAGGAGAAAATTCCTTTTGATTTGGAGTTCTTCAACAAGATTACAAAGGGTGGCATTCCTAATAAAACTCTCAACATTGCTCTTGCAGGCACTGGTGTTGGTAAGTCTCTATTCATGTGCCATTTTGCTAGTGCTTGTTTACTACAAGGTAAAAATGTATTGTATATTACAATGGAGATGGCTGAAGAGAGGATTGCGGAAAGGATTGACGCAAATCTTTTGAATGTTAATATTCAGGAAATTATTAATCTTCCTCGTCAGATGTTTGATACTAAAGTATCTAATATTGCAAAGAAGACTCAAGGTACTCTTATAATTAAAGAGTATCCCACTGCATCTGCTCATAGTGGACATTTCAAGTCACTTCTTAATGAACTTGCACTTAAGAAGTCATTTAAGCCTGATATTATTTTCATTGACTACCTTAATATTTGTGCTTCCTCTCGGTATAAGGGAAATCTTTCTGTCAATTCTTACTCGTATATCAAAGCTATTGCTGAGGAACTTCGCGGTTTGGCAGTGGAGTTCAACTTACCCATTGTATCCGCTACCCAAACTACTCGTAGTGGCTATGGTTCTTCTGATGTTGAACTTACTGATACTAGTGAGTCCTTTGGTCTCCCTGCTACTGCTGATCTTATGTTTGCCCTTATTAGTACAGAAGAGCTTGAAGAGTTGGGACAGATCATGGTAAAACAATTGAAGAATCGTTATAACGATCCTACGATCAATAAACGATTTGTTGTTGGTATTGATCGTGCAAAGATGCGTCTCTATGATTGTGAACAGAGTGCTCAAGCGGACATACTTGACTCTGGACAAGATGAGGAGTATACTTATGAAGAAAAGAAAACTGGACCAAAAAAATCATTTGAGGGATTTAAATTCTGATGACTAAAAATATTGACTTTGCAAAATACACTCATTTCGTAGATGCAGTGACTTCTGAAGCGTCTACAGATTTCCTTGCTCTTTCCAATCGTCTTGTGGAACTGGATGAGAAAGGTGCAAATATTGAACGACTTCTGACTGCGGGTGTTGGTATCAATGCTGAGGGTGGAGAGTTTCTTGAGATTATTAAGAAAATGATTTTCCAAGGCAAACCATTTAATGAAGATAACCGACATCACCTTATCATTGAACTTGGTGATATTATGTGGTATGTTGCACAAGCTTGCATGGCTCTTGGTGTTACCATTGATGAAGTTATTGCAGGAAATGTAACTAAACTTGAAAAGCGTTATCCTGGTGGTTCTTTTGATCCTTATTATTCCGAGAATCGTGCGGAGGGTGATCTGTGAAAACGAAAGTAGTTCTTGAGATGACTTTTGAAGAATCAAGCGAGGTTCTTATGGCTTTGATTGATGCTCAAAAGGGTTATGCTGAAGGTCCAACGGAACCAAAACGAATCTCCAATATTCGTGAAGTTCTTTTGAATCTTGATGAGGCAATGGAAAATTATATTGCTAACAAATAATTTCAAACCCTTCCATAAATATTTGGAAGGGTTTTTTGGTACTTATGGCTATAGATAGGGGTAAACAATTTGAGTATGCTTTAATGAAAGCAGCATATTCTAAGATTACTAATAAAACTCCAGATATTGAATCTAAGTTGGCAAATTACAATTCCCAACCAATCGAGGGTGCAGTTGACCAAGCAGCGGAATCTATGTTATCTAGAATTTCTCCTCCAAATGCCACGGATGAATTTTATAAATCATTTCAACAGTTGGGTGGGTCTAGACCAGAACCAAAGACAGATGTTTTGTTTGTAAAAACTGGAAAAAAATATAAATGTTCAATGAAATGGGGTGATGCATATCAGTTTTCAAGTGCTGGAATTGAGGGAACTGTAAATGTATTGAATTCTATTTTATTTAAAGTTACTATGGCTGGTGGTCTTTCTGGTGCATCTACTATAAAAGTTGCTGAAATTATGGATGAATTATCTCAAACTTTGGGTGAGGGTCCAAGATCTCAAGAACAAAGTATTATGAAGGCAAAATTAGAAGTTGCAAAAAGATCCGGTGGTTTAAATGATAAATTGCAATCTATCTTGGGTTCCAGAAAGAATCCAAATGTAAGTCAAGCATTTTTAAATTTTAAAAAAGAAATACTTAAAGAAGCATTGACTGGAAATATTATGTTTAATGGTAATGATAATGCTGCAAATTATATTTTAAGTAATACCGAATTAAAACCTATTAATGATGCACTGATAAACAGTTTGGTAAATAAAGTATATGTAGATATACGATTAAAAGGTAGAGGATCTAGAGGTGGTGTTAGATTAAATGAAGCTGTTGTTCGTATAGAACCTGTGTGATAGTTAAATCAATAAATACCTAAAGGTTAAGGAATACTAATTAAATTAATAATGAAAAAATTTACTCAGTTCCTCACTGAAGCTAGAGAAACTTCTGCATCTACCGAAGCCAAAAGGCTTGGGTTGACTGGAGATGGTCATGGGGGATGGTATGATAAAAATGGTGAGTTTATTGCTAAGACCGTAGCTGGAAAACTAAAGTTCTTTGGTAGTGATAATACTCCAGGACAAAAGGATTCCCCTTCTCAACCACAAACTGCATTACCTCAGCCACAGGTTGCAACACCTGTTGCACAAGAACCTCAACAGACTCAGGCAACTCAAACACAACAACAAGTTCCACCAGAACAACAAACTGCACAAGAACAACCTCCTGCAGAAATGCCTGTTCCAGAAACACCTGGAGTTGTTGTAGTATTTGGAAGATTTAACCCACCCACGATTGGACACGAAAAACTTCTTAAGAGAGCTGCAAAGGAAGCAGAAAAGAGAGGTTACGAATTAAGAATTTATCCATCTCGTTCACAAGACGCTAAGAAGAATCCTCTAACTCCACAGATGAAGATTTCTTATATGCGTCAGATGTTCCCTGATTATGCAGATAGTATTGTTGATGATAAAGGCGCAAAGACAATCTTCAATGTCTTAACTGGTGCAAATGAAGAGGGTCATAGTAATATGATTATCATGGTTGGTCAAGATAGACTTGGTGAGTTTCAAGGTTTAAGTCATAAGTATAATGGAGAACTTTATAACTATGATCAACTTGAAGTAGTTTCTGCTGGTGACAGAGATCCAGATTCTGATGATGTAACCGGAATGTCTGCATCTAAGTTGAGACTTGCAGCCGCAGAAGGAGATTTTGTTAAGTTTGCTAAGGGTGTTCCAGATACTCTTGGTAATATGGAGAAGAAAGAATTATTCAATGTTCTTCGCAGATCTATGAATATCAGTGAGAATACTGAAGTATGGGAAATAGCTCCTAAACTTGATGAAGAGGGTATGAGAGATGCATATCTTGTGGATCACATTTATGAGGTTGGAAATATTGTTGAAAATATGAACACAGGTCTCAGAGGAGAAGTGATTCGTAGAGGAACAAATTATG